TTTTTTCGTTATTGGAATCAACCTCAAGGAGGGCTGGGATCTTCAAAAAATCTGTAGTTCCTTGTAGCCAATCAAGCATATCAAGCAACTGTAGTTCTGGACAATAAGAAGAAAGAATTTTATCAGGATCCACGGCGCTCACATGAAACAATTAATCGCTTCAAATACCATTCTGCTTTTTGTAAATCTTGAATAGCATTTCCTTTGTCTTCGTATCTCCACAAATATTTTTGAATGTTACCTTTCAAGTATCCACAAAAAGCTTCTTTAGTTAAGGATGCTTCGATCGCATCAATGCATTCCACAAGCCCCGATGCGTAATGTGAAGGACTGTTAACCAGGTCTTCCATGGGTGTGTTGCTGTCAGAATGGTCCTATGAAACCACAGACTAGCACAGACTACAACATAGATAACCGTTATAGCGGTGCCGCTAGTGCAACAGATAATACCGTAGGAAAACAGTTTCTTAATCGGTATATAAATGCAGCTAAATTTGTTGGAGCTAAAAGTGCAGGTACGCTAGAAGAAAAACACTTAACTGAAAAACGGAAACAAACCGATCATTTCCTTCTTGGCGGGATGGGCGGCACAGTCCCTATTGGAGCACTTAATTTAGGTCAACAGTTGACCAACACCGATACTGCTTACCGTTTTAAAAATGCTTTTGGCTCGCCACAATCCCCTGTACAGCGCAGGTTATCTCACGTTGATTAATAAATTACATTTCCTATATGTGAAAAAATTTCAATAAATTTATCTGCCTGGTTAAAACCTAATTCAGCTCTAGGTAAATATACAAAATAACCCCAAGTAAAAGGTCCTGCTGTAGCCTTTATAAGTTTACCGTGAATCAAATTACAACGATCTTTAGGGATGCACACAGGATAATCCCTAATAGTTGGGCATGTTCTCATTACTTCGTGATTTGTTGTAAAAAATAGTGCTTCAGGAATATTCCTTAATTTCCACTCCTTTTCAAGTCTTTTAAACCAAATTGCAGCAGGGGCTTTACATAACGGACCACCACCACGTAAGCCCCACCGCCAAGTACCACGTGTTTTACTAAAAGAACAACGTCCGTAGGTAGGTGGAAATAAGTAAGTTACACCTGTCCAAGGAATATCAATATTTAACCCATCATCTTTTAATGTATAAATCTGCTTAGCTCTTAAAAACTGATTATTTGCAATGTGTGTTGAACAAGGATCTAAATCAATATCCCCCAACAAAGCATCAATATAAGGTAAATATTCAACTGGAGTTAGCCAGTCATCAACAACATTTGAAATGCGCGATAAAAACGCATACTTAGGATGCGCAAAAACCCGCATTATTTAATAATTATGCCTTGGGTAGGCTTTTCAACATTGTAATGAATGAGGGACATCTGTTTGTCATCTTGAATAATAAACAGTGCCTCTTTGTCAGCGTCGAGTGCTTCTGCCCTAGCAATTGCCTTTTGCATGACTTCAGCCGGACCTTCCATTTCCTTATTACGGAAATCATCTAGTGCATTGATCATGTGCGGCACAGTCAAATAAAACATGCTGTCCTTTTCCTGTTCTGCTCTAGGCACGTACACAATAGCACCTGGGCCCTCATTGGCATAGAAAAACATGTAATGGTCGCACATGTCAGCGCAAATGCGTTCAATAGTCAGTTGAATAAGAGTCTGCTCAGACTCACTTGGATTAGACAGGTAAAGGCGAGAAAGCAGTTCTTTGCGGCGGTTAGTCATAGCTTTAGTTAATTAGCAGTATTTTAACAAGAATTTAAAAAAATTTAAGTAGCGGTACCCTCACCGGGAGCAGTTCGAATAAAATCGGATAAACCAGAACGCTTGAGTGTTTCTCGAATTTTTGGTAAAGGGCAGTAAATAACGACTTGTTTATTCAAATTACCCATTTTTTTAATAAGTTTGCCTTTTTCGTCTTTTAATTTGGTTAATTCGTTTTGACGAATCAAGTATTCAGCAACACAACGGTATCTGCGTTTGGTTTGTAAATCAATATCTGTAAACCGCTCACAAATGGTTGCAGGCTGCATATCGCTGAATGTGATCCGAATTTGATCCGCCAGTGATAGACCCAAGATTATGTCATTGCTACTGGTTTCATAGCTTTTTAACAGTTCTAAATAACGTCGTAAGTCTGGTGTTTTAAAACTCCCCGATGGGGGGATAAACATGCTTACTTGTTCTACTAATGAAGTTTTAAGTTTTTCTTTATAATTCTCAGTCGTTACTTCTTCAATGTTTAAATTTGTAAATCGGTAACTCAAGTACCGTTTTGACAGCAGTGGAGCAGTGATAGTATTTTTCTCTTTTTCTAGGGGTTCTTTATCCCAGCATTCCAAATCCATTTATAAAACCGTTTATATTTCGTCATATCTTAGCGAATTTTTTGAATTTTTCCACTGTTTCCGGTGTTCCATTCGCAAAACCCATTCATAATACATGCGCTTGTCTTCCATATCACGAAAATTACCGGGTAGAGGCTTTCCTCCATAGTTACAAGCTTCCCACAAAGCCGTTGCTAGCATCCGTTGCTGTGCCGTCATCAAAATTTTCCATAACACCTCAGTAGACACCATGGCCAAAAGTTGGTTAAACTTATCCATATCAGTACATTCTTCAACATGATCGCCTGACATGGCTGCTCCAAAAAATAAACCGTATCATTACGTATACTACAGCTACGAAGAATGGGGTAGGGGCTACATTGGTGTACGCTCTTGTAAGTGTCCACCAATTGAGGATAGTAAATATTTCGGTACTTTCAAAGATAAAAATTTTAAACCTACTAATAAAATTATTCTAAGCAAATTTGATAGTAGAGAGGCAGCCCAATCTGCTGAAATACAGCTTCATGCTTTTTTTGAAGTAGATGTAAATCCTCATTTTGCAAATAGATGTAAAGCTCTTGTTACAGGATTCTCGTGCGGATTTAAACCATCTACTGAAACTATTGAAAAACGGCGACAAAAAATGTTGGGACGAGTGTTATCTGAAGAAACAAAAAGAAAAATTGGAGAAGCAAACAAAATAGCATTGAAGGGAAAAAAATTATCAGATGAAGTTAAAGCAAAAATAGGTGCAAGATCTAGGGGGATACCAAGGACTAAAGAACATAAGCAAAAAATGAGTGAAGCCCAACGTGGTAGAAAATTCACTGAACAACACTTGCAGAATTTAAGAAATGCAATAAAAAATAGGTGTTTTACCACTGAGCAAAAGAAAAAACTAAGAGAAATACATGAAAAACCAATAACTTTAAAAAACAGGTCTACCGGAGAAATTTTAAAATTTGTTTCTAGAGCTGAAGCTGGCCGTGTGTTGGGCATTTCTCCTAGCACAATTGGAACTGCTATTAGAAGAAAGCAAAGAACTGTTCACAATTATGAGATTTGTGCTATCTTTTAAACAACACCCCGTATTAACATGAAATCACGTCCCCTTACTGTTGCGGAACTGCTTTTGATCCTGATTCTTGGACCCTTGGGATTCATTGGTGTTCAACATTTGTATGGATTCGTCACTGATAAAATACAAGTAGAAATTAGAGTGAAGTAAACCCGTGAGCCCTGGAGCGCCTTCTGCACCTGTATCTTATATCCCGACTCCAACAGCTGCCGTCACCTATCAGTCGCTGATCCCGCAGCAAAGTTACCAGGATGCAGCCAACTACTTACAAGCTACAAACAACCAGCTGAATAAACAACTACAAGTTCAGTATCAACAAGTTGGAACTCCTGCTGAGATTGGGGCACGTCAAGCTGGGTACCGCTTGAAAGAAAATGCTGCGTATCTGGCCTCTATTCCTACAGAAAAACAAGGTACACCTGCTTATGGTGCTATACAAGGTTTATTAACTCAATCGCAACAAGATTACGGCAAAGCATTAGAATCTGCAAAAACTGCTCCTGCATACGATCAATTCTCATATCAATTCCCTTCTTGGGCAGCACATAGTGATGAATCTTGGGCTGTAAAACCAGATTCATCTACCACACCGGCACCAACTTCAGCTCAAGCAGAAGCTGCAGCCACTTCAACTACACAAGGCGGTTTGCTTAATCAGTATCAAAAATTAGTGCAGCAAGGTAAAGTTGCATAGTAATTTAAGGTTCAGCATCAGCCACGTATTCCATGGGTAACTGGTGTGGGTCAAACCCCTCCACTGGGGGGATATTTTGTGGCTCTTCAACCCAGTCTGTGTATACGTCTTTCAGTACATCATAACTTTCAACTGGAATTAACATAACATCGCCTTTTTCATACTGGATGCGATAATGCTCTTTATTATCAGCTACGTCATTTAAAATTTCATCAAAGTTTTCTTCCACCTGCTGGAGAGTTACGACTTTCATAATTTTTAAATGTTTAGTTGTTGATCAGCTTAGCAGAAATTTAATTAAGGTGATACCCCACTCCTGGTGTAACCCAGTCCGCTAGTTGAGTCATATGGATAAGTTACCTTGGTACCCGGAACCACACCAACCAAGCCAAAATCAAAAAATGTATCAGGCGGTTTGCTAGTATCTAAACCAAAATCAAGCGATTGGTTCGCAACTTCACTTACATAACGCCAATCACTTAGTGTTGCATTTAAAGTAAATGAGTAAGTAGTTTCAAGATAACGAATATCATTTGTAATCAAGATTATGTAAGTGCCAGGGTCAAGAACATCACTTGGATAATCGTCTTGATAACCTGTAGTGCTGTAATCAGAATCGCCTTCAGCTAATCCAGTTTCTTTATAGACGTATCCAGAATCATTAATTGGTAATTCTCTTCTGTGAGTCCCATCTTCTACTTTATAAACAGCAATAAGCGTGTTGCGATTTGTGTTAGCTTGATATGAAGTTGGGCTGTAATTTTGCGTAACAGATAATGCTCTAGGTGTTGTTAAACGGATTTTATAAAAACTGGATTGAATTCTAGTTTTTCCGCCGTGAGTATTGGAAATTGTAATACTACGAAAAATTGCATTGAAATCTCCTAAATCAACAGGATTATTGATGCTGTCTCCAGGGCGAGCCGGAAGAGGATCACTTCCAAAATATGATGTAGGGCCATACGCAGTTGGGCCTGTGCCGCCTACAGGATACGCTTCTACAGTGCCTAAATTGTAGTATCCCAGGTTTACGGGAATTGTTGTCAAAAATCTTGCCAACTTTCTAACCTCTTAGTACATCTATTTTAGCAAATGCACTAAATAGGTTTTTAATCGTTTTTTGCTATTAATCCTGTATAAAGACCATTAGTCCTGCCGCTTTGTTGATAAAGATTCTCAATTGCAATAGCCCTTTCAGGGTAATAACCTTCGCCCTCTACGGTTTCAATTAATTCATAACTGAGGCGCTTTTCCAAACACCTACGCTCCAGCTCTGCTTCTTCCCTGGTGTCAAACCAGTCAGTAAAATGGCTTTCGTGACCAATCCGAATATGGCCAGCATATTTAGGATTTGGAATATGCCATCCACTGGGTACAATTTGGCTAATTTTTGAGTCGACTTTCGAGCAGGTCTCGGTTTGCTCGGGCGTGTTGGAAGATGTCGCCATAGGACAGGTTTACTGTAGTGATTTCGGTTGGTGCGGGAATCGATTCTACATCGCGTAGGCGCAAATGGAGCGGATTACAGCACAAAATCGAACATCCGGGTTTATGAAAAGTCCTTAATTTGCCCGTGAACCCACGGGAAGTCCAGAACGCAACACGTGCTGCAGACTGTGTTTTCCCGCTAAAGAAAGGAGCTGGGAAATACGCTTGCGTTTCGGTGTTGTTTTTCTTAGTAGAGCCAAGCCAATGCCAACACTCATTCTGTCCTTTAATATCAACCTTTTCCCAGAACTTTTTGACGGTCCAATAGGTGTCAAAATCAAAGTTTTTTACATCAATTGCGCACCGTCCTTTTTCTACTTCTTCCATGCAATCCAAGCATTGACTCATGAGTCCAAACCTGCCCTTGTGTCCAGGGTGGTTGCGTTTATGCCACGGGCAGCAGATGTCAGATAGTTGCTCAGGCATAGCTGATGTACCGGCAGATGTTACGGACCACATGGTAGGGGAGCTTGTAGGAATTGGCGAGTGAGGTAAAGGAAATCTTTTCAGACTCGTACTTACTGCGAAGCTCCTGCACCAGCTCAGGCGTCACCTTGCTTTTCTTCCGCCACCCGCGCTCAAAACAAACGTCTTGCTTGGTGCCCCAGTAGAAGTGATTTGGGTTGATGCAGTAAACCGATCGACACTGATGCCGTCTCACCACCATCGATTTAGTCTCAGTTTGATACTCCCCTACCACGGACAGTGTTAATGGCCTGGCGTCAGTTCCTTTAAAAAGAGGACGTGTTGAGTGGCTTGTGGAGAAGCCCTGAACTAAAAATTTTAGGGCAGATTTAAGACACCAACAGTGTTTTGAGCCAAAGAGGGCTTGGAAATCGTTTTGAATTTTGATGAAATAAGCAAGATCTTGAGATGTTAGGGAGCGTTCGTTAAAAAATTCCAATGTCCCGTCAAGGTTGCTGTTCAAGGTAGGGGAAATTTTTGGACCTCTTGAGGGTACCTCAGACCCCTTGGTATGTCAAGGGTTTGAGGAAGAGGGTTTTGATGTACAGAGATGTCGGTTTTGGGCATAGTTTTCTTTTATAGAAGTTATTAGGGGTTATTTTCTGTAATTCAAATCCGTACATAAAATTTAAGTACCCGTTTTACTTACAAGAAATAACCCCTAACAACTTCTACCGTAGTAAAAGCCGAAAAAAGTTGGTATCTCTGTACATAAATTCAAATCCATTGCGCTGCAGTCATTCTCATGCCCTCTCAATAAGCCCCCTACCTAAAATATAACGTTAA